GGTTTCGCGATCTTCTGGCGGCATCAGCGCACCTCCGTATGTGAGCCCACGAACTGGAACACGAGCGGGCCTGCAACAGCCCGCTTGCTCTTGTTTGTCATTGCGCGCTGCGCTCCGTCGATCATGCGGGCCCAATCGATCTGGCACGCGTATTCGATCGCGAGCACCGATCCGTCCCGGCGGCGAACCCTCGCTATCCGGATATGCTTTTGAAAGTCGTCGTCAATGTCATGCGGCATCATCGCACCTCCACGTGTTGGCCCCTGGCTTCCAGCCGCGCGCCAGGGACGCCCCTGCGTCCGCTACCGCCACACGTGGCGCAACCTGACGACTCGCCGGCGCCCGCCGCCACAACCAACGATGGGTTCCCGCCACACGCTTCGCACGGCTGTTCCAGCGCTTCGCGCAGGGCCGCCATATTAACCGATGTTGTCTGCTTTAAAGCAGCGGGATCCGCAGAACGTTCGACCTCCGCTGCAACGGTAAGCCAAACGCTCATCGGCATCGTTACTATCATGATTTTATATTCGTCCGGAACCAGTGTTTCGTCTGAAATGGTCAGCGGCTGGACGCCACCGTTCCCGCGAAGCGAAAGCACGCTGCCATCTGCGCCGGTCAGCTTCCGCGGTCCCTTCTTGGGCTCTGGCAGCATCGCCAGGACGTCGGCCACGTATTCCTTTAGCCTGTCCTCCATCGCCTCGAGGTGGGCCACGATCTTCTTCAGCCGGCCAATTTCAGCCTTGGCGGTGTCGCGATGCGCACGCCAGGACCGGAAGATGGCAGCTACGCCGGCGACCTTGGCGGGCGTGGCCATTTGGTATTTCCGGATCTCGCTGTCGATGGCGTCCAGTTCGCCTTCCGCCAGCGGCCCGTCTATCTCCGCGACGCGTTCGGCGCGGTATTGAATCAATTCAGCCAGTCCTGTCTCGATGTGGTACAGGCTGATGTCTAGTGTTGGTTTGGGTTCATTCATAAGCCGTTCCGGATCGGTGATGGCAAGTTGCGCGCTGGTCTTGTCAGTGCGTGCTCAATCGACCATCCGCGAGCGAGGCGATCATAGACTCGCTTCGCAGGGATAGCGAGCACTTCGGCCCATTCTGCTACCGTCTTGGTCTCGCCGCGAAACAGAAGACGTTTGTTATTCTGCCGATTCCGATTCTGTTGAGTCCAAGTAGCCCAGCGGCAATTCGATGGCTCGTAGTTACCGCTGGCATTCGGATAACGATCAATCGAATGCGACGGGCTCGGTCGCGGCCCCATGTCGGCATAAAACGCTTCGAAGCTATGCCGCCAGCGTTCGCAAACGGTCACACCGTTTCCACCATACAGATGGTAGGAATCCGCGGAAGGCAGCGTGCAGCGTTGGCGCATGATCTTCCAGATCCGGTATTCTGGTGTGCCGCTCATGCCATGAACAAATTTTCCAGCCGGAATGCAACCGCATGATCGCGTGCGACCGTGACGGACAGAGAACGATTTCAATAACTTCTCAACGCCACACTCACATCGAAAGTACCAGCGCGGATTATTGCCACATGGCGGTCCTGGACGCAGCGCTGTAAGTGCCCCAAACGTCACTCCGGTGATATCAATCCTTGGTTTCATTTTGTTAGTTTAAGAGCGAGGCGGTGTCCGCTCCTCCGGATGAAGTAGATCGTGCTCGTCGCGCGCATCCGCTTTCTGCTGGCACGCGCTGCACAACTCCAGATGCTTCGGGATCATGACGCCGCAGTCGTTGCACTGGTGGTTTGGTTTGTCATCCCGTTTGGCTTCGCGCTGCGCCAGCCGGTGGACCTGTTCCAGGATCTTTAGCGCCGCAGCTTGGTCTTCAAGCGGCATGTCAGCGAACGTATCGAACCAGTACTCTTTCGATTGGCGGTTGGGTCGCGGCATCAGCGCACCGCCAATTCCGGTCCCGTCCAGCGGACCAGGTGGTTCTCGACTTTGATCAGGCCGGCGCCAGCCAGCGTCCGGAGAACCGCTTCGTAGGAAGCCAGCGACAGCTTGCCCATTACGATGGCGTACAGCGTTCCGCTGGGTATCTCGCCAGCCTCGCGGACCGCTTCCGCGATTGCGACGCTGATTCCTAATGCCGCTTTGATTTCGGCTGCGGTGGACGGCGTTTTCGCCGGGTGCAGGAGTTGGTTGATGTTTGTGCGTGCTCTGTTCATGGTGTGGATCATCCCTCAGAAGTGAATTCTTGCGCAAGGACTATTTCGATGCAAAAGTACCAACCAGACGTTTCAGTTCCGCTTCGGCCCAAGCGCGCTTTACGCGTTTGCCAGCTACGTAGCAGTCCACGCGGTACTTGCCGGATCCACCAGCCAACCCAGTGCTGGGCCGGTTCACTTCGACCAGTTCCACGCGGACGCTATCGTAATGCGCCAGTTTGCAGACCCGGCTTTCGCAGGCGGCTGCTTGCTCGATAAGTTGCTCAATCGTCATGACTGACAGCATCGCTCTGGTTCGGCTTCTTGCGCAAGGTAATTCGGTACTATTTCAATTGTCGCCAACCCTTCGCCTGGCATCCCTTGCGCGTTGCGCGCGGACGCGCTCCTGGTGCTCTGCGAAATACTTCTCGAACACGGGCCCGCGGTTGGCTTCCTGGAAGCAGTGGTCGCACACTACCAGTTGGCCGTTTGGGGCGCAAGGAACGCGCAATACGCGCGTTGCTGGCCTATCCTCGTGGACATAGCAATTCATTGGTATTCCCTCCAATTTCGCCTTCGCATCTCGTCAAGCCGTTTCCGGTTCTCATTGCGCAGCGCTCGCAGCGCGCCCGCGGCCAACATTCCAAGCAGGATGCTCAGAACACTCCATTGCAATACTTTCATTTTTGGATCTCCGTTTGTTTTTCAATCGAGCAGGACTTCGCCTGGCTCGGGTATATATAGGCCGAACAGTTCCGCGGCCAACTGCCGGCAGTTCTCGAGGTATTCCTGCATCTCCACGGTCGTCAAATCGGTGGTGCTTCGAACCGTTGGAATCGGTCCGTCTCCGTGCTGGCGCAGGAACCGCCACTTCAAAGCTTCATGGGCTTCTTCCGGAGTGTAGCCGGCCGCTTCCGCGATCATGGCGTAAACGATCCCCCACATATATCTGTTCTGGCTTAGCGATCGCTTGCGCTGGCGAGGCCCGATCGTGATTTCCACGTCTTTGCCTTCTAGGAACTTCTTGATCGTGGCCCAGCGCTTTTCATCCAGACCGTGCCACACCACGCGCCCGTTTTCGATTCGGGCGCGCAGTAGTGGGTTCTGCCGGCGTGGCGGCACGTTTAGTCCCATTCCTCGATGGTTGGAGCGTACGACCGGAAGTTAGCGGCGATTTTGAGCGCCCGTTCCTTCGTCAACCGCACATCTCCCATTTGAGAGACGCGCCGCTGTGCTCCGACCGGCAGGTCCTGACAACCCATGCAATTGCCGGAAGTACAGCAATTTCGCATGACCTTGTATGTCTTCGATTGATCGGGATTAGTTGTATCAGGCATTGGTATGTTACTCCTTCTTCTCGAGGCCTTCGACCCGCAGCCGCAGATCGTCCACCAGCCGCTTGGCCGTTTCCCGTTTCGCCGGCACATCCTTGATGGCCGTATAGCCGTACGCGCCCATGATTTCGCCGAACTGGGCTTCCGCGTCGACGGCACGGAACCGCGCCAGCAACTTTGCGAGCGCTTCTTCGATTAGCGCTTGCAGTTTCTTGTCGCGGACTTCTTCCTGCGCAGCCACTTGCTCCTGGCGGGTGGGATGGCTGGCTGGTGCCGGTGCTGGTTGGCGCGCCGCCGGCTGGCTACCGCGCGCGCTGGCACTATTGCCATCGTCCTCTTCAGGCGCGACCCCAATGATCGACTGGAGCGCATAGCGGCGCCCGTAAGTAATCGCGGATCCGACCGCTTGCGGAGTGTCCTCGCGCGCCGTCACTTTCAGGTCGGATGATATCCACTGGCCGGATTTGTGGACCAGCAGCGTCGTAATAGTAACGTCGATGATCGTTTCGGCATGCTCTGGAACGATGCGCGTGTTGTTTTGCCCGTCGCGGACCGCTCGCTCTGGAACGATAATGTTCCGCGGTTCGCCTGTCGCTGGAAACTGCAGCACCGCCAGCCCGTTGGCGGAAAGTGGCTTCCGAATCACGCCCCAGACGCTGGCTAGGTCGGCGTAGCTGCTGCGAAAAAACGGATTCGCGCTATCCTTGGGCGCACCTTCGATTTCGCCTTGCGCGATAGCCAGCGCCGCGGCCAGTTCGAGGATGTCGTCCGACCGTAAATAGCCTTCAGGTCGCGGATCAATTGGTGACATCGGGCGCCGCCTCCTTCGCCAGGAGCGCGCCGACCATCTCGTAGAGCCGCTGCGTCTGGACCGGTTCGAGAAACAGCGTCACATCTCCGATCTGAAGCGTATCGTAAGGGCGATCCGGTGCGTATGGCTGGGTCTGCCGCTTGAGGTCCATATGGACGTTCGCGCAATCGATGCAGTGAAGCTGGCAGCCGAAGCTAGGCTTCCGCTGCCGCCGAAATTCGTTTGCGATCTGAGTGGCCAGATCGTCTTTGGTACCTGTAGTCATGCCACACAGCTTCGCTCTTGTGGATGCCATTGCGCAAGGTTCAGGAGTACTAAAAGTTCGGCAAACGCAAGAATGGCCGCGGCTGTTGCCAACCGCGGCCATCCGGTGGTACGCGTGCGGGAACTGTTAGGTGCCGGGGTTTGCAGCAATAGCCGCGCCCAGCTTGTCGTCCGCGGCCGCGAAACGCGCGGTAACCTGATCGATCGCGCTCGATGCGGCGTCGACGCTTCCCTGGTTCGCTGCGGCGTCCGCGTTCAGCGCATCCGTCACCGCTTTCTTGACTGCCTCCGAAAAGCCGGCGATCAGCTTTCCTGCGCTTTCTTCCGTGCCTTCGGTCCTGGCGACCTGGTCGGTCAGCGTCGTGATGGTCTGGTTCAGTTTCGTAAGGTCGAGACCCATGGTGTTCTCCTTGGTTGGACTACGTTGTGTTTTGCGCCTTGTCGAGACGCGCTTCGGACTCCGCAAGCTTGCTCTGCATCGTGCCCAATCGCTGGGTGAGTGCGTCGATCTCCTTCTGCTGGGCGCCTTCGAGAAAATTCATTAGGCGGTCCAGCGCCGGAATATTGACGGTGATCGTCCATCCCATCGGCCATCTCCATAGCAGCGGGAACAAGATCATGCTGCCGATTTCAGTATGCCCTTTTCCGCCAGCGCCCGGGAGATCAGCGCTGACATGGACACGCCAGCCTTTTTGGCTGCGCGTTCTACCCGGGCCTTATCTTCTTTCGAGAGGATGTAGCTGATCTTCGTCAGGTGACTCGGCATTTGCGACGTTGGCATATTCAGCAGAAAGCGTACTACGAACTTTGAGCCTTGCGCAACGCTGCGCTTTTCGGCCTCGAGGGACCGGTCGTAATCCGCCACGAACGTAGCCGTCAGAAACTGAAGCTGGTCAAGCAGATCGTGCTGCTGGTCTTCGTTCAAGTCGTATACCGACTCAAGCGCCTGGTCCTGTGCCGTTTCCCGCGCGATGCGTAAAGCTTCGCCCGGCGACAGGTGCAGCGTTTCAATCAGCGCTTCGACCTCCGGAAGCATATAACCACCAGTATAAGTGCGCTTGGACGCGACAGACCACCATGCGCGCTGGGAATTTGTGGGCAAACTATCACTGTTGCGGTTGTTTTGCCGTCACATCATAAAGATCTGAACACGCTCCCGGCTTAAAGGAGTAAGCGCCCCGATTCGAAAGTCTACCTCGTTGAATACGCCGTCATCCGTCACTTCGGTTTCGGTTAGATTGACGAGTTGGTAATAGCGATACGGAGTCGTGTTGCCGTGAAGTTCCGATGCCCGCAATACGTGAGCGCGATAGCCATCAAAATAGAAGGAATCCCAGGTGTTATTGATCAGGACGAAGGGATCGCCGATATCCGTCCAAGCGGAAGCGTCGTTCGATCCCTGCCACTGCCAGTCGCCAAACGTGGTCGTATCGACGTTGCCGCCCCGAAACCACAGCATCGCTTCGTCGATGACGGCGTATCCATTCAGGTCCCACCGGATAAATGCACCGACCGGAATGGCTGGATCTGGCCCACGCAAATACGGGCCGGTATTTAGGGCACCATCGATTGCGTTATTGCCATCCGCACTCCCCCAGTAGGAAGTTGTGGAGGTATCGGGGCCGACGGTTCCTACGAGAGCATCCGTGCGGTCACCGAACCCGCCGGGATTCGAGTACTTGGTGTCGCCGTCTTCCAGTCCTTCGTCAATCTGGAAATCAATCTGATACAGCCACGGACTGGAGCTCGCCGTTCCACTGACACCGAGAAAGCAGTACTTGGTGTAGCGCGTCGTATTCCCGCTCGGAGCAGTGATGACCTGGGTAGCGGAACCGCCCAGCGTGAAGCTGGAGCCAATGTCTACCCACGAAGACCCATCCCATCCTTGGACCTGCCACGTACCGTGCGTGTCGCTGTTTTGCTGGTACCAGGTAAACTCATCAATGCACACGCCTCTGTCGCCAAAATCAAACTCCAAGCGGGCACCAGATACCGCCTCACTGTTTAAGAAAAACGGAACGCCGGTGTAGTTGCCACCAATAAATATGTCTCGGTAGCCTGCAGCAGTAATGCCAGATACATTGAACTGGACATACCGGCGCTTGTCTCCACTGCCGCCAACGTTGCTGTAACTGGTTGCCAGTTTAACCTTCCAGCAGATGCACCTGCAGAGTAAGTCTCTGAATCGCCGTCACTGAGTCCACATTGAACCGAAGCGTGTCGCCTGCCGCTATTGTAGTCGTCCAGTCAGTGAGCGTCGTGCTTGTCTCCTTGAGCGCATCGGATAATGTTGGCTTCGCTGATGCGGTTATGCTGTCCGCGTCGGTTGGCGGGTAGTTTCCATATTCGTCTTTCCAGATATCGATCACGATCGAACCTTCTTGATCCGCAAGTATAGTCCAACCTGTGATTGTGCAGTCAAATGGCATCTGGAAATCTGCCTTTATCCCTGTGCTGATCTCCGCCCCGCCGCCATCTATGACGAGCTGTAATGTGTGGATGCGCTGCACAGTACTGATCGCAGCGTCCGGGTCAAAGCCCTGCGCTACCAGCGGTTGTTCGGAATCGATCATTTCATCCCAGGTATCAACGAACGATTCAATCGTGGGCACGTAATCCGGATCGATATAGTCGACAGCTAGGTAGTCATCCGGGCCCAAGGGCGGCGTTGCAGTGATCTCGTCTGTGCCAGGCACCCAGGCGGTATCGCTTTCCGCCTCGGTACGGATGGAGATTACATCATCCGGGATCACTGGCAAGTGAAAGGACGACGTCAGTCCATCGCCCTGAAATACTGCGCACGCTGCGGCGTTGATCAGATGCAATTGGTAGCGGAAGTGGCCGAACGGTTCTGGTCGCTGCTCGAGGCCTGGAACGATCATCGCATCCACTTCCTGGACGAGCCATTGCCCATTGAGCAGTTCGGCCGCGCGGCCCGGCGCGTCTAGATCAATCGTTAGCCGGCGCGCGATGCCAATACCGGGTCTATCGGTTGAAAGAGACATTTGAGACGGCAGCAGCGCAAATTGGTGAACCAATGCTTCTGCTTCCTGGATCGTACCGGCCGCGGTGAATGTACGCGACTTGGTGTAGCGCGTGGCGCGATCGCCAATGCCTGGGCTGGGCACGCTGACCGTTTGTGATAGTGAATCTACGTATTTCACAGTGACGCTGGCGCCGACCGGCAGCGCCGGCGTTACTGTCACTTCTGAAGTTCCTGGTGTCCAACCAATGGAATAGCCGGCGCGCGGAATCGATAGGTCGATACTGATGATGTATTCAGGGGGCGTGGGGAGCATGAAGCTGGTTGTCGATCCATCTCCATACCAGACTGGCGTAAACGCCGTGCCGACGGCGTTTGGCAGTTGAACCACCATCGAATTGCGGAAGTCCGTCCTGGTTTGCCGCCAATCAATGGTTTCCCAAAGCACATCCGTGCTTTGCATCGTCCATGGTGCCGCCCGCAACTTAGGAGCATGAAAATTCAGCGTGTTGTCTTCCGGATCCACATACCAGACGAAGCCAGCGGTCAGCGCCAACTGGCTGAGCGCTTGCGCCACGTTTGTAACCTCGATGGACTCTATTGTCGGCCCATCGTCAATGATGCCAGCGGTCACTCCAGCATGGCTGATAGCGGCGAAGATGCTCGATACAATCGATCCGGCCGATACTCCGGAGTATTTCACCCGGTCGAGACCAGCCAGATCGAACACCGCCTCGAGGGTCACGCCGCTAACGGTTACAACGCGCCATCCGTTATCGCCCAACCACCGGCAAGCCAGTGTCTCCACGGTTCCAGACCACACCCGGGTTGTTGGTGGATCATAGATTTCGATCCGCTGCCCTACTTGTGGAACGAATTGCTCGTCCGGTTCGATTACGAATGGTAACGTGCAGGAACCTCGCGAACCTCGCATCAAACTGAATTGGGCAGTTGCGCCATGAAACAGCGCCGCGGTGCGGTCGAAGCCATTTAGTAAGATGCGGATCGCCATAAGTTAGTGAGCAAATGAAGCAAACCGCGGACTGATCAGTTTCATAGTCTGAACGATTTGCCGCGCTGTCTCTCGAGGGTTCGCAGCCTCGTGTACCGTGATATTGACCTCACCGACCGTCGTTGTATTGACCGCTGGCGCCTGGCGGTAGGTATCCGCAGCCGGCCCGCCGACCGGGTTAGCCTGCGGGACCGTTGGTAGCTTCCTTGCAAGGCCGGCCGCGGCTTCTTCCGGTGGATGGGGAACAGCGGCCGCGGACGCGGTTTTCGGCGGCAAGACCTTATGGCTGATGGAGTTGATGGCATCCACCGTTCCATTGAATCCATGCCGCAAGTCGGCTTGTATCTGAGTGACACGAGCATACATTTTGTCGAAGTTCGCGCGGGATTCCTGAACCACGCTAACCAGGACCGCTGTTCCTGCCGCGGGCACCTGGCCGGGGGTTGACGACTCAGATGCGACTTCAAACCCAGATTGCTCGAAAGTAGGTGCCTCTGGTTCCTCCGGTGGCGCGGCGACCTCTGCTGCTTGTTTAGCCGCCTCCGCCGCTTTGGACGCCGCCACGAATGCTTGCGTAGCCGCCAGTTGAGCCTGCTGTGCACGTTCGCTCGCAGCTTGAGCAGCGGCCATTAATTCTTCGCTACCGGCCTGCGCTGCTGCATCAATCGCTGCACTAACTTTTGCCGCTGCCTGCTTTGCCACAGCGACCGCGGTGTCTGCAATATGTAGCGCAGCATTTGCGCCCTCGGTATCGACCGCTTGCGCAGCAGCGTCCGTAGCATCCGCGGCAGCTTTCGCTGCTGCTTCGGATGCATCTATTGCTATTTTGAGCGCGGTTGCTGCTTGGGCCTTCTGTTGCTCGGCAACTTGCGCCATGCGTGCGGCTTCAGTATCAACGGGTGGTGGAGCACTGGCGCCCGCTGCTGGTGCCGGCGCTACCGACGCAGGCGCAGTTACCGCCGGCGCGGGTGCTGCTGCAGGCGTTGGCGCAGGCCCGGACGATGGCAGACCTCTGCCTGTGGCCTCAAAGCGCGCATGGGCCGTCTCTGTGGCTTCCGATGGTCCTGCAGGAGGTATCGGCTGAACCGGTGCTGCGGGTTCAGGGGGCGCCGCGGCAAGCGTTGCAGCAACCGCGCCCACAGCGACGCCGGCCTTTAGCGTGCTGACCACGCTTTCGAAGCCCGCGTTCATGTCGCGCCAGATCTCGCCCAGCCGGTCGTAGATACCGCTGCCCTGACCCTGCGACAGCCGGTCGAATCCGCCCCTCATGTCGTTCCAGATTTCCCCGATCCGCCCATACATGCCGTTGAACTGATCCCATGCATCCTTTCGCCCCTGCTCGACCTCGTTGAAAATGCGAAGCGTATGGTTCACCAGGACGTCCAGCGACTTATTCATTCCCATCGATTGGAACACGCCAATCACACCGGTAACGGCCGAGATCGCGCCAGTAGCCATCGAGAACACGCTGGAGAATGCAGTCGAGGCGGTCTTCGCAGCGGTGCTGGTCGCGCTGGCTGCCGTGTTGGCGGCGGTCGTCGCTGTGGTCGCTGCGGTTTGGGCCGCAGTGGTGGTTATGCTGGCAGCCGTCTTGGCCGCATCCGTGATCGGCCCGGCGGCAGTCGTCCCGAGGCCCAGGATAGACTTACCGAGGCCCAGAACGGAACCACCGATATCGAGCAGCGTGCCTTTAAGCTGTTTCAGCGCGGCGCCGATCAGCGTGTCGATGATCATCCTCTCGATATCCTTGCCGATCTTCAACATGCTGTCGCCAAAGTTCTTTCCATCGACTATGGCGTCGCTTACCGCGCCGGCAATCGAATCGTAACCCTTCTCGATCGCGCGAATCGCTCCTATATACGCGTCTCCCCAGGCGTGCGTTTGGTTGTACAGCACTTCCTGCTTCAATCGGACGTTTTCCAGCGCGATGATTTGGCTGGTAGCCGCGCGGCCGGACTGTTCTGCGCTGGCAATTTCCAGCTTGTAGCGGCTGGCCTCGAGGTTGAGCAGTTCAGCCTCTTTCGCGCCGGCCCTCACGCGTTGCTGATAGTGGGCGTCGTAAGCGGCCAGTGCAGCCGGTAGGTCAGTAAGTGCCAACCTGCTAACGGCACCGGATACCTTCAACCAGGCTTCCGCCTCCTGCTCGACGGTGTGGGGTTGAGATAGCAGCTCCCTATAAGCCGGCAACAGCTTATCGCGCACGATCTGTCCCGCTTTGTCCGTTTTGATGCCAAGGTCATTGAGTGCGTCAGTGACGGTCCGGACATAGGGCGGTGCCGATTGCAATGGCGGCAGCAATTTACCGGCTTCGAGTGCAGCAGCGTTCAGATGGGCGGCCCATTCCTTAAATGGTGCCGACGGTGCTTCGCCAATGGTCTTATTCAGCTTTGCTTGGGTCGACTCGACAACGTCCAGCGCTTTTGCTACATCGGCATCCGTGGCCAAGCCGTCGCGCTTCTTCTGGAGCACGATGTCTAGCCAGCGTTGCGCATCCATCAACGCTTGAGTCTCAGCTTCGACTTTGACATTCAGGGCCTGCTGCGAATTGGCTGCGGCAGTTACTGCGCTCGGATACTCTCTGCCAGTAGTGTCCACCCAGTCCCTTGTAACGCGATGCATGCTGGTTACAACAGGCAGTAACTTGTCTTGCTCAGTCTTCAGTGCACCGGTTGCAGATTGCCATGCATCATAGGCTTTGGTAACATCCGCCGCTGATGCTTTGTGCTCGTCAAATTTGGACTTTGCTACGGCGTATGCCAGATAGGTTTCTTCGACCGTCTCTTTCAGCGACTGCATTTTGATCTTTGCGCCATCGCTTGCAGTCGCCGTCTTACCGGTGGCGTCAGCGTATTGCTGTATTACAGGGTTGGCTTTGTTGTGTTCGAGAACCAGATCGCGCAGACCGCGCACGTAATCTGTTTGTGAGATCTCACCCTGTTGGTATTTCTTTTGTAAGTCATCGATGGCGATTCCTTGACGCCGTAGACTTATTTCCAATTTGGCGAGCGCGTCATCGTCTTGCTTTTTGGCCGCGGCGGCGCCCTCTTCTGCCTCCTTCATCTTCACGTAGGCGCTTGCCGCTTCCATGATGGCAATCGCAAGGGCGGTCCACACAGCGACGCGCAGCACTCCTGCGGCGACCATTGCGCCGTAAGAACCGGATGTTCCAACCATTCCCTGGCCAAGACTTGCGAAACCTCCAGCGACTCCTTTCATCGCTGGCAGCAACGTATCCAGAGCAATTTTCCCTGCGCCAAGTAATCCAGTTAGAGGGACAATCGCTGCTGACACTGCCGCGATTCCGATTACGCTATCTTTGACCGGATCCGGCAATGCACCAAACGCTTCTGCGAGGCCTTTGACTGCGGGAAGGATATCTGAACTGACAAAGTCGGCCATGCCCTTTATAACAGGGTCTAGAGCCTTTCCGATCGCCTCAAGTGTTTGATCCCACTGGTTTCCAACCCGGACCAATGCGCCCAATGAATCATCTGCCATTTCTTTGGCAGCGCCATTGAATTTACCAAGCGCTCGTTCCAGAACGCCGATCTTCTCCGACTGGTCCAACTGCTTGAATGCATCGGCCGCTTTGCCCGCAGTGGTTCCCATCGCCTTTGCGACATCCTCGAGGGTCAACCCCAGCCGCATAAGCGATCGCTGAGAAAGATCTCCGGAGGCGATGATACGTTCGAATGCGCCGGCGGCAGCTTCCAACGAGACGCCCATCACCGCGGCCGAATTCGAAACAGACGTGAGGATTCCTGGAACGTCCTTCGATGACCCTAAAAAGGCTGTCATCCGGCTGGCTGCCGTCAACAACTCCGGCATCGATAGTGCCGCATCCATTCCCAGGTCACGAAGCTTTGCAACTGTCTTCTGCGCTTCTTCCGCGCTTCCGCCCAACAATCCAAGCGCCCGCGTCGCATCGTCGACCGCGTCCGCAGCATGAAGCGCATCGGACCCTAGGTCGACAAGTTTTTCTGTGAACTTCAGCGCAGCACCAACAGCTACCAATTGCTCGACCAGGCTTTTCGTTGCGCCGGCTGCGGCTTCCTCTGCTGGCGCGGCATCCTCAACTTTGTTTTTGAGATCTTCCATCGCCTGCGCGGCAGATTGCGCGGCGCCCGGGATTGGTTCCAACTCGTCCGCAAATAGGTTCAGTTGGCCGGCGGCGTCGGCGTATGGGATGTTGATTGCGTCATCGAATAACCCCATCTGCTGGGCTGCTGCGGATGCGGCGCCACCGGCTGCGCCAACGCCGTCTGTGACACCCTCTACGCCCCCCTGGACCGCGGCCAGAGCCTCGGCCAGCGTGGACCCAGTGTCCACCAACTCCTGAATCCTAGCTTCAAAGTTGGCGATGCCAGTTGCTGCGTCCGCGATCGCTCCACTTAGTCGGTCGGCGTGGCTGGCGCTCGAGGTAAGTGCGGATGCGATCTCTTCGCCACCCTGAGCGGCGATCTGTGCCGCCGCCTGGATGTCGCTTTGCAGCTTGGAATAGTCTCCGACGATGGAAACCGATATGCCGCCGATACTCTCGTTTTCAGCCATGCTTCACCCTTTTGCGTTTTTGCGCCGCGCGCGCCGTCTGATTCAAAATATACAGCTTGTGCTCGCGCGTCTGAGTCGAAGTGGCCATCGCCGCCGCCTGTGATGGTGTATAGCCCATTTCGATGTATGCTCTGGCGCGCGCCTCGACGGATTGGTCTGGCGGTGCCTCCGGTAGAAAGTCGGAAGCTTCAAAGTGGCGCTTGAAATCACGCGCTGAAGTGTTATGGATGTCGGCGCGCAGCGCGGCCACCAGCGCCATCTGGTCATCGCGCGCCCGTTCCCATTGACGCTTCAGCGCGTCATACTCTCGATTACAAAGAGACCAGAGAGTAGCGGGCGCCAGGCCCAACCCGTAAGGGCTGATGCCGAACGCCCAGATATTCAGCCAGTCTACTGCGTCATCCCCGCTTGAGGTGCCGTCTGCTGCGGCGCCGGGGTTGCCACCGCCGGCGGTGCTTTTCCCACAGCCGCCCAAACGGCATTCGTGATCTCCTGCCACTTGCCAGGATCACCGCACTGGGAGATGGTCAGCGCCCAGTATTCGGCATCTGGAACCGGCAGGTTCCGCGCGGTGAAGTTTTCCGCGACCGCGGCCGCGAAACACTCTACCATGACGTCTACCAACGCCGTATCACGCGCGCTTACAAGCGCTGGCAGGTCTTTCAGGTTGACCTTCCGCTTGCTCAGCAACCACTGGACGTAAAACGTCCAGCGTACAATGAGCCGCTGATCGCCGACCTGAACCACCGGCCAGTCGATAGGAGGCGTTTCGCTATGCATGGGCCCGGTCATTACGACTCCTCAGGCGCGAACACTGCGAGATCTGGACCGTCGTCATCTGTACCGGTCTTGATGACGTCATCGATCAGCAAGGACACGTCCGCAGAAAGGACGCCGGCCACGGGCCCTTTCTCCGAAAACTTGCTGATATAGGCATTGAAGAACTTCGCCGTGCCCGGATCGTCGTTGTACCGCAGGCTATAGGCCCGCAGATCGCCGCGCTCGAAGATGGCCTGCAGCCCATTGGTGGCGTCCGTATGGGTCGTCTCCAAACCTGCCCCGGGAATGAACCACAACGGGAAATCGAGCGTGCCCTCATCAAGCAGCGTTGTGATTTTGCGCCGGGCGCGATGGCCGTGCGAACTGACGTCCTGCACGGTGTAAGATCGGCCGGGACCGCTATAGTCTCCGGTGTTGGCTATGTCGACATATTGCGGCGGCGAATCGAGTGTCCTGATTGCCAAGACCATCGGTTCGGTAGGAAGTCCACTGGCTTTTGCTAAACCGCTCATTTTTATTCCTCCAGACTCATTACCCGTATGTCCAGGATCTGAACCCACGCCGGCGGCTGGGTGCGTGGCTCGAGGCCGCCGCGCTCGTTCAGAACTTGGTTTGGGTACGCTTTGGGAGAGGTGGGGGGCGAGGCGAACTGAGCATTCTCCGCGAAGCTGACGCGGGAAAGCCAGTCGACTATGGCTGCTGCTGCTGCTCTGGCGCGTTCTGAATCATAGTCCAGAACGTCAACCTGTAGGCGAACCAGTGCCAGGTTCTGCTGCCCCTGGCGGGTCGCCGTCCTGTGCGCATACTGCCGAACAGTCGACACGCGCAACACGCGCGCGCAGGTGTTTCCAACCTTCAGATAGTTCGGCTGTAGCTGGGTGTCGAACATCCGGAACGTTCCGTTTGATTCGTCCCCAAAAAATGTTTGCAGGGTTGCATCCTGCTTTGCCAGCGTCCGGAACTTGACTTCAGTCGTCATGTCACCCCCAACGGTTCCGGGGGCGCGAGCTGCAACAGTCGCTTCAAGAGAAGCCCGACGCCTATTTGCTTTGAAACCGCGTCCGGATCCCAGGTGTGGTCCTTCCGGTATTTGCCCTTCTCGTAATGCTGAGAGCCGGCCCACAGATACGGCGATGGCACCTGGCGGTTGTAGTATCCAAATCCATTCCAGCGTTCTGCTTGGTACAGCATAGTTGGGGTGTCCCAGCTCTGCTGGCCATATAGCCCCTTCAACACAAGCGCATCGAGCGCGCTGGTGTGCCAGTAGAATGGCGGGTCTCCCATCGGCGGCCGGCCAACCGGCGCATGGACGGTGCGCGCGGTAAGCGGATCGCCATTGTGGAGATGGCAACTAAAGTTGCAGTCCGATTCCATCATGTGGATGCAACCGATCCATTGCCACGGAACCAGGGACGGCGAACTGACCGCTTCGTAACGAAGCTGATACCGTGCAATCTTAGCCACCGCTTGTTCGAGGGCATCGCGGAATTCCGGCCGCACATATGCCAAGTTGTACAGCCGCTGGTATTCCGCCCGAAGATCATCCGTCAATTCCGGCATAACTACACCTGGGACCGTTGGAGAGTTAGACGCGTCATCACCCGCTGTGAATCAGCATCCACACCTACGATATCGTAAGTGATTCCGTCGACGGTTGCGCGATCGCGGGTAGTGATCTCAGGGAAATAGCCAGCAAGAATGGTTTGCCAGAGGTTGCGGGTCAGCACCTCAGGCGTCGCCTTCTCCTCACTATCGGCCAGCGACGCTTTGATGCACTCGATGTCAACGTGGCCATCCAGTTGCTCATAAGGTGCTAACGGGTACGGCGCACCAGCATCGTTGGAAACCTCTGGCGAGCGCGAAATGGTGCACAAGGATGTCAGCAGACCGCTGCGGCGCATCTCCTGAACGACGTCCTCTGCTTCCCATATCGTTTGATTCATAACTCGGTACTCTCTAAACGCCGCTCTCCAGAGTGAGCATTGTCAAACCTGCCTGTTCGGGTGAAATTTGAATCACTCATGCCCCGAAAACACAAGCGTCAACGACTGCTCTCGCTTACCAGCCTGTGCGCCGGCTGTACGCTTGTGGCTGTCACTTGCTGGCAACTTGTTCATCAGAACCAGGTTGTTACCGAATGGCAGATCGGCCAGCTATGCACCGGCTTTGGTCTCATGTTCCATGGCCGACGTCACTCCCTCATCTCCTAAATTCCGGCGGGCGCCATTAACGCTCGCCGGATTAGCAGTTCCTCGATCGACTCACACCTTCGAATGATGACAACGGCCAAAGAGTCGTCGTCGATTTCCCGGTATGCCTTCGCCTGATCTCGCAGCGCCTGTGCCGACGAGATCGGATCCAGAGACGCATCGAGCAACCTTGTGAGCCTCAGCCTGGACCGGTTCGCAGCCAGCGCGTCGAGCAAAATTGACGCGGTGCGTAAGTACGAAACAGTCCCGGTGCCAGTGGCGATGGTGGACGCGGCCTGAATTTCTTCATCTTCAAAGATGTGCCCGCTGTCGACCGTGTCGCCAATTAACAAACGAGGATGATCGATCGGGGGGTTCGCGCCGCTGCTATAAGAGAACATTTTGCTGTTACCTGAAAAAAGGCCGCGCTGCTGACAGCCACCTCTCCCGAGATTACCATCGCCCAGCGCGGCCAAGTTCGGAGAACCGAATTCAACTTTGACGGAGAAAAGCCTATGCCTCCCCGGTTCCCTTGGATGCTACCGTCGAGCGGCCGTCCACCTGTGCGCCGCCGAAGATAGCGATAGCCTTGTAGTCCAAATCCATCGTCAGGAAGTCGCCAAGGGTCGGGTCGATGCCGCCACCAACGCGCATGGTGTTCGGCGCCCGCTGGAACAGTTGAGGCGTTGTAAAGCCGCGCAACATGCCGAATTCGATGGACGGGCGAACTTGGGAATTGGGGTCGTAAGTCAACCCCCACATCTTGTGTTTCACGGCAGGGTCTGTGCAGACGACCGGGATCAGTTTATCCTCGATCGGCGTCAAAGAGCCCGTTACGTAATTGGGGTTGACCGACAGCCGCTGGCTCGGGAAGCCATCGGAATTAACCGTGCCGCCGCCAACCGAAATATCCGCGCGCAATGCGCTCAGGAGCGCTTTTGCGGTCATGGCCAGTGCCGGCCCGTACCAGAGATACAGCGTCCCGGTCAGGTTGAACGGATTGCCATCGACGTCGCGCTTCAGACCAAGCACAGTCTGCGCATCGATCAGTCCCTGAAAATCAAGCGGCGGGTTGTCGGTCGACGCGCCATTGGCCTGAATAATCAGGTTCTCGTTGGCCTCGTTGTAAAGCGACGCATGCGGGCCATTGGCGTCAACGTACATCTCCGTGATCGCGTACCACAGCGTGAGGTTCCAGGAGGCCGCCAAGCGCTGCAGCATGTCGTTGAAAATGCCGTAATCGTCGTTCACGATCGCGCGCCAGTTCACGGACATCATTCCCTGGAACAGGTCCGGTTCGTAGGTAACCGGCGGGCGAGGAATGAGCGCACGCTCCTCGGGCGGTTCTGCCGGATTCATGGCGCGGCGAAAGCGCTTGACCGCTCCGTCGACCATCAACCGCTTGACCGGCCGGAAACTGGTCAAAGGCACGGTCTTGACCAGCGCCTTGTTTGGAATTGCCGCCAGCGTGTAATAGCCGTACAGCATCCGGTCGAGCACGTCCACCGTGAGATACTCGCCGAAATCCGTGACCGACATCGTTTCCGTCAGTGCCAGGCTGGGATATAGCCGTCCAACCTCCTGCAGGATGTACGGATGCTTGGGGTTCAAGCATTCCCGAAGCATCGACGGATCCTGCCGTCCCTGCATGACGTCGGCAAACAGCCGCGCGATATCCAGCACGCGCCGTTCGCGAAGAGCGTTTGCCTCGCGCTCCTTTTGGAAAAAGCCCTCGGCGGCCATATGCGCAATGAGGCCAGCGCGATCACCGCCATCGAAGGTTCCCACGCGGGAGAATTCGGTAATTTTCATGACTACGACTCCTCCGAAAGTTTGACCCGCGCAGTTCCTGTCACGCCTGAGGCGATACTATCCCAATCGTCATACGTGCCGATGAGAACGCCGCTATCGTCCTTGGACAGCGTCAAATCGGTGGTGACGTTGGTGTCCGAATCCAGAACGCCGCCGGCGCCGTAAATGCGTTCGCCCTGATTGAGTGCGCTGCCCACAAGTGGCGAGACTTGAGTGCCGGCGACCACACTAAATTCGTAGGTACCGGTCAGACGGAATACAGTCCCTCCAGTTCGAGGGTTGTAATCGTCCACTGCAACCGCGGGCTGCGCGCCGACAAGGACCAGGTCGCCGGCTTTCACTGTCGTAGGACAGCGATACGGCCGCGCATTCGCCGGCCGATCATTGCGGATTTCATTTAGCATTAGGCTGCCTCCCCGATGCTGCGGTCCGCCGCCGCTTCCGCTGCCGCCTTCGGCAGTCCAAGATCGATATACGTCTTGATTGCCGACTCGCGCAGGGCTTTGCGATCGTCTGCAGCCTGCTGCGCCTTCGCAGCCGCTTCCTTGGGATCCACTGCTTGCGGCTGCACAACGCCCAACCCGCGGACCTGTCCGGAACCGATCAGCGATGCCACATAGGCACCTTCCGCCTTGGCTGCCGCTTCCACCGTCTCTTTAAACTTGACGGTATCCAGTGCGCCAGCTTCCGTTTGCGGGATCGCGCCGCGAAGAACGGACTCGATCACGCGCTCTTTGGCAGCCTCGATGAGGGTAACCCCCTTCAGGATACGGGCTGCCTCCTCGCGCGCATCCCCACGGAGCGCGCGCTCCAGAAGTTGCTTGTTCACGACTTGCGCCGCGGCCAGCCCCTCCTGCAGCTTTTTCAGTTCGGCAGCGTCCATGTCGGTCGCGCCTCCTTCGGTTGAATTTGGCGGTACCGCCGCCTCGGTCAAAATCATTCCGCCAGCGCCGGCGCGCGTTACCACATCGACCGATTCTGCGGACAGCAATTCCTTCAGTACCGGCAGGCCATCACGCTTGACGCCCGCTTCCGCCACTCCCGATGCGCGAATCGACATGCCCACGTGCGGCGCTTTGTCTTCCACCAGATCCGCATGGTCGGCAAAAACCTTCATCCTGGCGTACAGACCTTCGCCCTTTGGATGCGACTCGTGATAAACCGCATCGGTGGTCAACACGCCAGCAAGGTTGTACACATTCCCTTCCGGCCTCGTGGCTTCTTCCATCGCGGTCGGGTGGTTCATGTAAACGTGCGTGCTCTTCGTGAAAACCTTCGGACCATCGCGCTGCAGAACTTCCTTCGGGTACACCGCGCTGCTGCCCTTGCCTGGCGCGATCAGTTTGATTTCATAATCGGCGCGCGCTTCCTTGAGCACGATCGGCTCGAGGGTTGCTACGCCTTCCATCAACTGGATCGAACCGGTGGTTGCCGCTGGCTTCGGCTTGTGCGCTTCCTTGGCCATGCACTCCGCACCCAACATGCTCGAGGCATCATGGATCGACTGAATTTGTTTCAGGTCCGATGCGGAATTGCGCCGACCAGCTTCCACTGTAGAAACGTTCTCTTCGTGGTAAGTGGTCAGCGGGTACACGTTGACCGCCGCCGCCGTGTCGATCGTGACCTTACTCTCAGCGATGGTGTACGGCGCTTTCTTGAGGCCGAAACTTCCTCCGGAGTAAATCAGATCACCGGACTTATCATCGCCAAACACGTCGATCAGATACACCCACTCGTCACTGCCGCGGAAAATCTCCCGCAGTGCGTTCGACAGCCGGGACCGTTTGTCCTGGTCCGACATACCAGCGGCGGCTTCCTGGATGTGCAACGCGAGCGCCGCATATGCTGCCGTCAGAACAGACTTACCGGTCTTTGTTTTGGGTGGCACCTTGGCGGAAATATAACCTGCAACCGCATCTGATTGAAAGGAATGGCGTGAAAAGTTTAGTAAATCGGCCTACAATACGTCCATGGCCCCTGCTACCGAAACCGTCGCACTCTGCTCAAAATGTCAAGCACCATTGGACCGTGAAGGGTCGCCAAACTGGTGCAAGGCCTGTCGCGCGAAATACCAGCGCGAATACGAAGGCACCAAAAAGCAAATGAATGAATCGAAGGGTTTTGCGAATGGCGTCTCCGCGATGCGAGAGTACCTGGCGCAGCGCTTTGCGGAGTATGGAACGTCCGGATCCTTCACCGGCGCAGAGATCGCTGCCACCATTCGAACGTGCAAAGGACCGGCAGCAAACAGTCCGTTGTAAGCCTATTTCTGGGCCGAGCGTCGACGGCATTCCCGCTCATATTCGAGCTGATGGGTCAAGCAGCGCGTACCGGCAATCTTAGCCTCGCCGTCTTTGCCGATTTTCCCTGTGCGCCGCTTCCACACCGGTTCCCCGCACACCCTACACACACGCTGCGAAGGGTATGGCCGCTCGAGGCCTAGCTGTTCCGCCATCCGATGCGTCCAATTCTGGGAGACGCCCAGCCGTTGCGCGATCTGTGTCTGCGGAATGCCCGCCTGATACAACCGCCTAAATTCAGCCAGCGAGACCGCACGCTTCATTGCACCAGTTTCCAATGATTGACTTGGTCACACCAATACAGCACCGAGCCCGCGGTGTCCATATAGAACGTCCCGCTTGCGGTCGGCGTACATTGCCCCGACGGCACTCCCGCTCCGCTTTGCCCGGCGTAGAGAAGATTGAAGCTGATCGGTGCGCCGGTCGCGCCAGAAGGTCCGCTGGTGCCGGTTGCGCCCTGTGCCCCTGCGGGTCCGGTAGCGCCTGGCGGTCCGGCCACTCCTGCCAATCCATCGGCGCCCGGCGGTCCCTGCGGGCCGCTCGGTCCGGTCGGCCCTCCTGCTGGTCCTGTCGGCCCGCTCGGACCGGCCGATCCAACGCCGCCGATCAGTGTGCCGGTCGCGGAATCAAAGGTCAGTCCCGATAGCGGGACCACTTTGAATTTCAGCCGACCGCCCGGGCCCGGAATCACGCCGATGATCCCGGGGCTTGTAAGGTCACCAGCGTTGATCGAGACGGTCTGCGTCTGCGAATTCATCACGCTGGCGATCAGCGCCACAAGGGCAAGCCCGCAAACGGCGAGTTGGGGTCTGGTCGCCACTCGATTTTAATATCCGGTGCAGTGCCAAGTTAACTTGTCGCCGGCGCCGAAAGCCGTGGTGCTCGCAATCGTGAGTTGCGTCGTGGTGGCAGTGGCGAATGCTACCAGTTGCGTCGTTTCATTGTTCGCGACACACGCCGGAGCGTTGCTCCAAGTCGTTGCGAAATTGATAACGCCTGAATTCGCCAAGCCGCCAGTGCCGACCGTTACGCGCCCGCCCGTATCGCTGCCTGCAATCGAGGGCGATGTCCCGAAGCCCGAAGCAATCGTGGAAGCGCCGGTCTGGAAGCGCACCAGGTTGGTGCTGCCGTTATCAGTAACGGTCCAAACTTTATCTGCAGGCGAGGCCATCCGCGCGCGGCTACTCCAATTCATCACCGATGTGCTGGACGCGCTCAGACTCCCGCTCGAAACAAGAGCGCCTGTGTTGAACGTGCTAGTGGAAGTGACGACACCATTCGATGCAATCGCAAAACGCGCCGCGCCATTTAGCTGCAAATCGAATAGATTGCCGGTGAATCCAGAGGCCGCATTTACGCCGAGGCCCGTTCCGTTCGTGCTCCAGTTGGCCGATGTCGCTCCTGAAGGCTCAATGAGCGTATACGGTTTGGTTGTAGTTGCCGTGCCGCCTGTGATCCATGTCCCGGTAGCAGTGATGCCGGGTGCAGAAAGCGCCCCGTTGACAGTGTGTGTTGCAACCCCACTCACTGTTAAACCGGCTGTAGTGAGATCAGCATCCGCTGAGTCATCGGCAAGACGCACGGCCAGCGCTGCGGAATTCCGTTTCAGCGATGGAAAGGACGAGGTTGTGCCGCCGAATTGTAAACGGGTAAAATCAGTTCCCGCATTGTTTTGCAAAAACAATACACCATCCGATGGGCTTTGTATCTTTGCTCTGCTTGTCCATTGTAAGGTATTCGCAGATGCCATAGTTAAGCTGCCACCGGATGTAATCGAACCGCCACTCGTTACGACTCCTGCGCTACTGACAGAGAATCGCGCACCCCCATTGAGTTGCACATCTAGTAGACTTCCGGTGAATCCAGAAGGGCCATTAACTCCTAGACCTGTGCCGTTCGTTGACCAATTTGTCGACGTTGCTCCAGATGGCTCAACCAAAAGATAAGGCTTTGTCGTTGTTGCCGTGCCGCCGGTGATCCAGGTGCCTGTCCCGGTGATGCTAGGTGCCGAGAGCGCACCATTCTGCGTGTTGACATAGCGACCAGCATGAGTGAACAGCCCCGCGCTGTCGAGCGTGCAGCCTGTGCATGGAGTGGCCGCCGTGGTGCTACTTGCCGCCGCAATGATAGCGTTGGTAGTCAATCCAGACAGCGTTGGGCCCGTCGCGCCAGTAGCACCTGTTGCGCCGACGGAACCAGTAACTCCAGTAGCTCCTGTTGCGCCGACAGAACCAGTAACCCCGGTCGCGCCTGTCGAACCCGTCAAACCAGTCGCTCCAGTTGCGCCTACGGCACCATCGGATCCATTGCTGCCGGCCGTGCCAGTTGCGCCTGTTGGACCGGCGCCACTGACTGCAAACCACGTGCCGCCAGATCCACAAGCGTAGAGCGTACCCGGCGATGGCGACGTCTTGATGTAGAAGTCTTTCCCTGCAGTGCAGGACCCGCCCGGCGTTCCTGTTCCGGATTGAATCGCCGGCTTACTATTCATCGCATTGATCAGCGTCGTGGACTTTGTCGCTGGAGTGAAGTCGGACCATTGGCCGAACATCATGAAGCAGGATCCGATAAACACCAATGTGGCGATGACCATGAAGATGGGCGCTTGTCGCGTGGGTTTCATTCAGTTCACCATAGACGCCAGTTCCGCATCTGTGAGAGCGGCCAACTGATCATCGGTTAGTGCCGCAAGCGAAAGTTCTGCTTCGTTCGGCGGGTTTAGGTCCGGATAGCGGATCGCACCAACGATGCCGGAAATGCGAAGCGCTAACGGGAACGGTGCGCGCGCTGGACTGATTTGTGCAGCCCGTTTGATCTGCGCGTCGGTGTAAAACGGATCGGTGCGGGAATTGTCACCGATCAGCAGACGAACATAAGACAACTGCGGGTCCATTGGCGACAGTTTACACTATTCCAAATCTTCTGAAGAGCGCAGGCGGTTACCTGCTGAATTCTTCACGGACTCGCTGCCGCGCGTTGTCAAGGGCTGGTCTCAGGTATGGTTTCGCAACTTGGCCTGGCCACGTTAAAGTGTAGCTATGCCTGAGATCACTCCCGGGCGATTCGGCACCCCGGCGTCCGGTCCCGAATTCGACATAGCCAGCGTAGGGAGCGGTGGCGAAGACGGTCCCGGTTACCATCTGACCATCGTCGACGACTGGCCCTTTCTCGATGCTGTCGCGGAGGAGGCCCGTATCCACCGGGACGATTGCTTTCGCTTCCTGCAGCGCTATCTGCTGGGCACGCTCGGTCGCGGCTATAAGTTTCGATCGAAAGCCGATTAAAAAGTCGCCGGGCGGCCGGAATTGGGCGCGCGCGTATGCTTTTATCAGGCTCATTTGCCCGACGCTACCTGCAGCGCCACCAGCCACAGCAGCAACCCGAGCCAGCCGAAGTTTACTTTTTGCTGCTCGACCTTCATCGCAGCGAGCAGCATTAGGAGCGCGCCAACCGCCAGAAGCAGGAAATGGAGCGTGGTCATAGTTTGATTCTACTTCCTATGTCGCAGACAAGCGAACGTGATCGTTTCAAGCGGGCGAGAACAGCGCGCGCAGAACCACCGCCACAACCTACACCCGCACCCCTTCACATATTCATTTCCGTTGATCGGTTCGTGGCCGAAAAGCCAGCAAGCGATGTTCATACGTACACCCGGTACCGCTTTTCTTTGTACTCCAGTTCGCAGGTACAGTGCGGATGCGCCGGCGGTCCGTCGACATCGCCAAACACCCCTTCATAAACATCGTCATCCGGAATCCAACCCAGGTCGGAATTGTCGATGCACATCTCGCAGTTGCCGCTCTTGCCGCCCGGACCCAGCACCCAGCGCTTGACGTTTTCCGTGTCGTAGTAATACTCGCCAGCAGCCTCGAGCAACGGCATTGCTGCAGCTACGGCGATCGCCACCGCCAGCGCCTCGAGCGCGGCCGCCAGCGGCGCACCTGACGTGCGTCGACGTCTCACCCGAGCGTATCCTCCTCGTCAGGATCAAACCGGTCCGCAGCGTTTACAGCGTGTGCGATCACTTGAGCTATGTCCATATCGAAGCATTCCGCGATCGGTTTGTTGCTTTCGTCCCGAATGGTGTGGGGCGTACCCCATTGAATGTGAACCTTCACCGCTTCACCAGAGCCGTCGGCGCGACCATATCCCACATCTGAAGTCCTTCGTGCATGCGTGGTTCGAATTCCGTTCCGCAACGCTTGCACGCCCAACGCCTGACGCCAACCAGCTTTCCACTTTCCACCGCAGCGAACCACCCGCGTCGACAGCAGCCAGCGGCCTCTTCAGTGAGCACCTGCAGCATTTCCGTTGGTCTCCTTGGCCAGCGCGAGCGCGGCGTTTACGCGCTGAACCGCGCGTCTCACCAGCGCAACCTCGATGGGGTTCACGGCAGTCGCCGGCGAACCCGCGGCAGTCGGTTCCGGTTCGGGTTCCGGTTCCAGCGTGCGGTCCATCTCGTACTCCTTCTCGGGGTACATTTGCTCAACGATCTGGTCCGCATCGTCAAAACCCAAAAGGTCGAGCAATTTGCGCACGCCGGCCTTCTCGTCGATCCCAATAACGCTCTGGGTGCCAAGCGTCATCGCGCTAACGGTTGCAGAGACGAGCCCTCCAATATCGCCCTCGCGGATAGCCGGGAAATTGCAAAGCACTTCGATCACGCCAGGTTGCCGGATCTTGGCTGCTTCGTGTTTCCAGTGGCCACGATGCAACACTCTACTTGCTTCTTGTATCCGGACCTCGCCGCCAGCGGGACGTTTCTGAAGCGCCCCGCGCAAGCGGCCGGATGGCGCCCGCGCAGACGTCTGCAGCGCATATATCCCCATGACGCTGAGATCCTCCTGCCACTCCTCCTGGCGAAGCAGGAATCCCAATTCTGTTGGCCGGTCGAGGGTTTGCGCTGTCGAAAGGTTGCTGGTCTCCATATCGCCCAGCCAGGTAGGCGGAACGTCGAGGCAGCAAGCCGCCATATTCCGGTACTCTTTCACCTCCTCTGGCTGGGCGCCGGCGCCACGAGTCCGCAGCACGTTCAACGCTGCACCTGGGCCCGTAATGAGCGTCGAGCCAGCTTGGTCATCAACAAGGTCCGCTATGTCTGACGATGGGCCGCGCAGTTTCTTTTCGAGCGCGTTGACGCCGGCCTGTCCACCCTTGGTGCTGATGTGAATCGCGATATCGGACAAGGCTTTCGTAACCTTGGCGCACTGGTCGAGATGCCGTTTCCCCTGCTTCGCCCAATCGATCGCCGCGAATACGCGAGGACAGCCGAACGTCCAGTTGGCGATATGACCGACCTTGCGGTGGTAGATAACCGCGTCCCACATAATCGAAACTTCGCCAAGCGCCGCCGGCCTATTTTCGGGCTGGTAAGACATCGCTGGATACCACAGCTTCATGTTGCTGTTGTTCCATGCGCCGGTTGAAGCATCGTAGGTACGCTGCAGCCATTCCCGCTTGTAGAACCACGGCACGGTCGCGTCGTTGGGATCGCAAATGATTTCTGTGATTTCCGTCGCGTCGATGGTTCGAACCGCCACTTCACCGGTGTTCTGGGTGTCCGGAAATAGGCACCAAAAGATATTCCCGTCGTATGACTTGACCCTCTCTGCTTCGGTCAGCGCGATCTGGCCCAACGCCGCCTTGTTGTTATCGCGAAACCGCTTCAACTGTTCGTTGGCGTCCGGATCAGGCGACGACAGTTCGACTCCTTGGCCGAATACGTAGGCTGCCGAGATGTTTACTCCGCGGCGAATCCATGGGTGCTTGATGTAGTACAGTCGGCAGACCAGGATAAGCTGCTGAATTCCCCAGCGTGAGAATTCCAGCCACGAGGTGGACGAGATTCGCTGCCAGTCGCCATTGGCCAGCAGGAATTCCAGGTCGACGCTGGCGCCGCGCGGCAGAAGTGACGTTGACTCCCTTACACCCAGCGGCCGCTGTGCACGGTCTTGCGCCTCAGCGATAATTCTGTCGGTTTCGGCGATCGCGGCCGGTGACACCTTCCATGGGCCCGCGCCGGCCATCTGGCGTGCTTCCACCAGGTCCGAAACCATCTCCATGTACATGGCCCGACCGGAAGCCTCCTGGCTTTCCAGTTCCAGCAGCCGTTTTGCCAAGCGGTGGATCGTTTCGTCCTGGCTGGGAGGCGGTGTGGCGGCCTTGCGCAACAGCCAACGAAGCATTCGTTGAATCCGGCTTCTCATGGCCGGAATTGTACCATCACCGTATGAAAAGCTAGAAGCGGCGCATCAGTCGCAAGGCTCTACATGGAAATAATAAAGCTTACGATCCTCTGGATTCGGTTCGCCAAATTCCTCTGGCCGGTTTGCCAGATACTCTTGATAGGTAACTTCAGCCAGCACTCGCAATGGAGGATGGCCGAACACCACTCCGTCTGGACCCGTAGTCAACCTGTGCGCGATGTTTCCAACTGACCACTGCTGCATCGATGCGATGATTATTTTGTTGCCAGCAAGATAGTGCCGCTCCATGATTGCGAGCAACTGGTCCGCAGAGAACATCTAATGCGCATCTCCCGGAGGCACCTGCAGTTTGATCGTTAGCGCCGGCACTGTGATCTGAATCGAGAAAGACTCCATCGACAGGTTCGCACCGTCCAGCGATCGTATGGACGTTTGGACGTTATCGACGGTCGACTTACATGTTGACTCAATTTGCTGCAGCGAGCGCGCCAATTCCAACTTCAACCGATCAAAGAGTTGCTGGACGATGCCCTCGACGCCGTTGCGCAACGCGGGCACGGTCTCCTGGTTCAATCTCGATATTGCCGGCGATACCACGTCTGCGTAGAATGCTTTCTCATTGAACAGATCCATTAGGCCCCCTTGCTGGCGGATCGCAGTTCGGAATCCTGTCGGTCGCCACGTTCAGCGACAGCATACCATTCCCATGCGTCAAGATCGCTTCGACCAGGCTTAACGATGCTCTGCGCGTCAAAGGCACCGAGGCAGAAAATACCAGGACCGCGCCGGGCAACCGCGCCTCGATGTGAAAGCCCTTCAGCCGCCGCCAGACGGCGTTTTCCTTTCGCCGGTTCGCCATAGCCAATTTATAGCCTCGGTTGCCGGCGAGATCCAACCAACCACCGGATATCGACGCCTTGCTCCTTCGCATCTTCGATGAAAAATTCAAAATACATCCTCAAGCTACGGTACGCTTCGCGTTTGGCCGCGCGCAGCGACTTCTCGCTGCCGAGCGGGTTCTCCGGATGGATGGCGTCCCGCCAGTCCCGCATTTTCAGTTTGCTGACCAGGATGTAATCGTCCAGCGCATTGCTGCCCAGTTTGGCCATCTGGCGGCGGTAGTTTCGGACGTCCACGCCCAGCTTTGTGTACCAGCCGGCGTCCCGTAGCTTGGCCACCGCCGCGCGCCAGCCGCCACAGGTTCGCGCGTCGCGCCGTACCTGGGCTATCCGTTGGTCTATGGCCTCCGGAAGCGCCCCCAGCGAGATTAGCGTTTTCTTGGAAATGCCCAGCAAGTGGGCGCGCTCGTCCGGATAACCATCCCGATCGGGTGTCCATCCCAGCGATTCATGGCAGAAGAACGGAAAGCCGCCCATGGCGGCGAAGAACCCGCGGATCAGGTTATGTGGCTCGAGGTTGGCGGCGGCGCCGGTTTTGTAGGCGCATCCGTGGCATTGGCCGGTGCAGTCCATGTGCTGATCTCTCCTTCAATTTCCACTGGCCGGCCTTCGGAATCAATCCAGCCAACCGATAGCGTTTGGAACAGTGCGAACGGCGGCGACAGCTTGTATTCGCCGCGGACCATGATGATCCGGACCGCTTCCGGTCGGAGGCCGAATTCCTGGAATACCCAGTTGGCGACGTTCTCTTTGAACCCGCTGCTGGCACTCATTTGTGGGGTGATTTCGCCGCGGTTCCATCCGTTGATCTCATTGACGCGGATGGCGCGGTCAGTGTTGCGGTACCGGATCAGCATGCCAGGATCTCGAACCAGCCGCCGAACGGATGGGCCACTAGGCAGATGCCGTTCTTATATACCGCGCCGAAGCCGTGCTCGGTCCGCTTAACCTCAACATCCCCTAACGGCGCGCGCGCCCAGTGTCGACCGCACACCTCGCCGTTCGCTTCGTGCGCTACGATTACGAACATATTCATGCCACTGCCCCCCTTGTCATCGGATGGCAGAACCGCTGCAATTCGCCCTCTGCCGTTGCCAGTGCCACGCGCGCCGATCGCTTGTTGCGGCAGCGCGGATCTGTCGCAAGAGTGATGGCGTTTCGATAGGCCTGAATGATGGCTGTGCCGCGGTGGATGTTGGCGCCGTTTAGCCGCCTATATGCCGTCTGGACCAGCAACAGGTTCTCCCGGGTCTTCATAACCGCCCCGCGTTTAGCCACAGCCAACATAGCAACAATGCCCATGCCTGAAACCAAGATCGCTCTGCGGTGCGCGACCACTCCTGCCTCGTGAAAAGCTGATAGAAGCACTGGCCAGCCACGCACGCGAACCAGATCGCTATCAACGCCCGCCCTGTGATCACTTCAGTCTCTCCAGCGCGCTCTTCATGCTGGCGACCGCCACGCATCCTGCGATAAGAGACGGGAAGTAATACCACTCCCATTTGATGTCCGATAAAAGCCTTGGAGCGTGGCCGTGTAATAGGGCCCCGGTGAAGGCTGCGAGGATTCCGATAAGAATTAGCTTCGTCATGACTGACACCATACGATGGAAAAGGTTCTTGCGCAAGGTTCACGATGGCTAGGGCGATGCTGTGGCGAAAGGTTATGCCCATCTCCGCCTGATCTCCGCCTCTACTTGAAGCTTGGCTTCAAACGCGGACGGCGCCCAACCGGAGAATCGTTGCCCCTGAGATCCGCGTGGCGTAGTAAGGCTCCAGCACCATGCTATATAGTCGCGCCACACCTTTCCCTGGCAGCGGATCATATACGCGAAACAATCCGGGTCGCCGGCAAGAACTAGATCCCATCGTTCCCTGCCCTTCTGCCACTTATATTTGGTCTTTCGTGCCATTTATGTCTTGGGGCCCGCAGCCGCGCCCAGCGGGCCCTTTTCACCGGCTTTTGCAAGAGCACGTCACCGCGCCAGCTATACACAGCGTTGGGTACCACATCGCTGCAAACGCGCGTCCATGCATCCCGGTCTGCCGGGAACTTCAAAACCGAACCAGCTTGGCCGGATCCCACTTGTACGAGAATCCGGCCGGAAACGCGTCGTAATGGACGCCCCAGCCATCACGGTATTCGTCCTGCGCCCGGCGCGCCAGCCTAGTTTCCACCTTTGCTTTAGCCTGGGCCGGCGTGCGGTACGGATAATGCTTCATCACAAACTTGACTGGATGCAGCCGTTTATCCGGGCGCAGAATGAGGTGCCCGCCATGGCTGTGCAGATCAACACGCCGGTCATTCTTCCACGCTTTCTCTTGTGGCAGTTTGGCTATCGGTTCGTTTGGATCGTAAAACTGAAAATAGGTTTCTGGATCACCAGACCATTTATCATCGATGCAGACGAACGAATATACTTTGTGATCCAGGACATTATGGCCAAGTCCATCTATACGGGTCAGCGCCTGGCACATCGTCTCTCGGCGCACGACGGACCGGCGCCATTCGTCCGCGTCAGACAGATAACACCAATCCGCATCCGAGCCCAGCGCTAAGTCCTCGATGTGTTTGAGTAGCCTGCGATAGTGATTCACCAGCGCCGGCCCGCTCTCTGGAAATCGCGACACTGATACACCCATGGCACTCTTGAGCAACTCGTAACTGCCATCGGTTGACCAACCATCGATGGCGTGCACGTGGCAACCATGGTTGCGCCAGTGTTTCAACACCCATGGCAGGATATCGATCTCTTCGAAAACGGGGAGAAAAACGGTTACGTTCATGCGATGTGCTTCCACACTTCCCGCGACCTGATCTTGTAAATCAACGCAATTGAGACATTAAACGCTGTGGCTAGTTCTGATGTTCTCCGCTTGTCGCAGCGAATCAGCGTTACCGCAGAGGCATCCAACTTGGCTCTGCCGTTATTTACACCACGTCGATGTTCTGGTTTCTTATGCGAGATATTGCGATTACCAACAGCGCCACGCTGCCTACCTTTTTGCACCATATCCGCAACATTCTCAGCAACTGTTCCCAGGAATAAATGCTCTGGATTGACACAACTGTAGACATCACATTTGTGCAGGACACAAAGGCCTGAAGGAATCGGCCCATTTGCTAGCATCCATGAAACCCGGTGCGCCCGCGCCGTCTTGTGCTGTCCAATGTTGAACTGCCCGTAATCAAATGGCTTTGGCAGTTTACTGCCGACCCAAAGCCAACAATCGTTTGTCTTGTGGACTTTCTTCCAGAATAGGTCGGCTCTCATGACACCAGAATACTCCACCAAAACGGCCCCACAGCTTGATAATTCGGCAACATCTCGCGTACAGCCTCAATGACCCCGAAGCCATAGCGCTTCACAAAATCATCGCCCGCGATCACCTTTTTGGCTTTCGGGCGATAGAGCGTAATGTCTCGCTCGACGCCCTCGTAGGAATGATCCCCATCGATATAGACCAGATCTGCTTCCGGCGCCTCGCCACAGATGTAGCGCGAGTGCCCGCGTAGCGGGTGGATCTTATGCCAGTATCCGGACCGCATGACATTGTCGCGAAACAAAGGAAAGAAGTCGCGCGGCAGTTCCCATCGCCGCAGCGTAGCTACTAAGTTGTTCTCGCTTTCGTAATTGGCCGGCTCGTACCATGTGTCGATGCACGTTACTCGTTCGATCTGCGGATGACTCGCGAACCAGACAGCAGAAAGGCCCATGAATGAACCTATCTCTATCACCGACCGCACATCGTGAACAGCTATCAGATCTTCTAACTGCTCTCGGTTCTCATCGGACAGCCAGCCTGGTATTCCAAGCGGTGCGGTCATACTAGTTCTTCTTTGATACTCATCCGTTTGATTTCTTTGAGCACATAAATTGCTACTGGCGCCCCGTCCGGAATGCCATTGTAACCTTCGTTGGTGCTGTAAAATTCATCCTCTGTGCCGAAGTTTTCGCGGTAAACATAGAGTTGCTTAGGAAAGTGTTCTCTGCGACGTTTTGCTCTGCTCATCTTACTGGCCATATAACCTCCTTTGGTTGCGGCCGCTCAACGTATGGACGTTTCCAGTCATGCGGATGCACGCCCCATTTCCGCATAAAGACCGCCTCGTGAAGGCTTACATCCGCCTTGTGTTCCGGATCGTCTCGGAACGTGCTTGGTAGCGTGGAGTGATTTACAAAGCACGAATCCGATACGCCCAGCTTCAATCCGGCACTGCGGACCCGCCATGAATAATCATCGTCCTCGCAACCGTATCCTCGAGGCCCTTTCCCGCCAGCGTTCACGGAGAACCGCTCGTCCAGAAAGCCGATGCGCTCAATGGTTAGTCGCGGGATGAACACGCAGGCAAACACCAGCATCCATTTTACCGGCCGCAACCCAGCCAGGCCGCGGCGAAGCTGTTCTGGCTGTCCGGACTTATCCATGCTTGCGCCGATGATTCCGTATTCCTGGTTGTCGAGCCATTCCTGCCGCATTTTAGAGAAACCTTTGTGCGTTTCCAGGAGCGCGTCATCGTTCAAGAGAATGATGTCCTGATCTATCTGCGCTGCCATCATTCCCTCGTTGCAATTCCGGGCATAGATAAACGGCTTCACACCTTCCACTCTCCGGATGCCGTTCAGATGAAATGTCTGCGGCCAGTGCTCCAATCCATCATCGACAACCAACACGTCGATGTTGGGCTCGCATAGCAGTACTGAAGCTACGCAGTGGGTCAAATTGTTGATGTTACGAGACGGGATAACGACAGCGATCTTACTGTACATGTGGTGTTGGTGGTTGCGGTCCCTTCTGAAATACACCCGACTGATTCAGCGTCGCTACCACATTGTCGATCATGGTGCCGACTATATGTTCGTTCAGGCCGGCCGGCTTTGGTTCATCGGTGCCGGCTGCGCCAGCTTGGATCGCATCAAGAACAATCTGTCTTTTGACGCTGCCCGGTACGCCTCGAATGGTCTGCTCAATGGCTATAACCGCCTGGACCACGTAAGGCGCATACTGCAACGCGAGAAGGATTCCAGTCACTATGTTCATGGTGTTTGTTTACTCCGCAGGGAAAGTCGCGGGTCGACCGACAACAGCGGCCATGTAACCCATCCATTCGTCAACTTGAATTTGGCGCACAGACCGTTCTAGTGCGTCAGGATCACCGCAGGTTTCGCCGGTGTCGCCTCGATACCAGGCATTAAAGCCAGTGGCTAAGTTGGCTATTTCATCTTCATCAAGCCCATCGAATAGTTCCGGGTCCGTATCAGTGCAACTGTCCTCGTGAAACCTTTCGCCCGCCATATCCAGCAAACGCGAGGCTATGCATTTCTCTGCGGCTGTCATTAGCCCTCCTGTGTTTTTTGTTCCGGTGGCGGAAAGCGCTTCTTGTAAGCCGCCAGCATTTCATCAGCGCTGCGGATGGCTTCCTGGTCAGTCTTTCGGCCGCCGGCGAGCGCTCCCATCACGAAGCACATCCATACGTTTCCCATATCTGGTCCGTACATAATACACCTCCAATCCGTCAAGCACGCTTTACTGCCTGCAGCCCGATCTTCAGTTTCACAACAAAATTCGCTTCTTTCACCAATGCCGACTGAAGAACGCGGAAGCGGGCCAGGACGCCGTAGTGCTTGCCGAAGCGCTCCCGGTGCGGATCGCCGTCCGTAAAGTAAAAAAAGCTGTTCCTGTTCCAATACGAGACGTGTTGCGGATCCTGCCAGGCGCCGGGCCCGTCCGTGGTCGGCACTTCAATATCGAACAGACCATTCGGCTTCAGCACCCGCCACGCTTCGTTCATGGTGAAGATCTTGTCCGGCAAGTGCTCGATGATATCGTAAGCGCGGATCTCGTCCACAGACGAATCCGTTGCCGGCCAGGGCTGGCGAAGATCCCACTGGATATCGCATGGGTCGCAGATATCGATGGAAATGTAACCGGGAAAGTGGCGGTCGCAGGAACCCAGGTTCCAGCGGATGTCGCCATCGCGAAACTGAAATGGCCGGGCCGGTTGGACCGGCGTGGAAATACTCATAGCGCCAACGCCCTCCAGCACTCTGCATCCAGCATTTGCGCGCGCGACCACTCCGCGACTCCCGGTTTAATAGCGGCAGTAGTATTGCGGCCGTGAATCGTTGCAATCATCCGCGGCGGTTGCCGCACGCTCGTTTCTGCCGCCGTCTTAACCTTCATCTGCCATTCCGTGTCTTCGCCGATCTGTTTGTCCGGAAACGGGTGCTTTTCCCACGCGCGCCGCCAATAAAGCAGCGACGTTCCCATGCAGTATTTGAGATTCGGACTGCTATACAGCCACGCCTCACCGCATTTTGGTTCGTGCATGCCGGTTAGTTGACAGATCGCGTTTGCGCACTGCCTATTAGGATCGCAGTTCCAAAACAGCATCTGGTGATATCCCACCGCGTCGGCGCCGCTGGTCTCTAGCAATTTAACTTGCTCCTCGAGGCGCAGCGGCCCGCTGTAATCGTCTGAATCCCAATGGGCGATGATCGGAGCGTTGAAGCAGCCGCCGACCGCGGTGCAGTTCGCAAGGTTCCGCAGAAAACCAATGGTTCTTCGTGGTTCGCTGGGCCCCAGCCGCGTCACATGGATATGGCGCGCCACTTGAAGATCCAATGGCACTTTGCCGCTATCAAGGATTAGCAGGGTCCGTTGCGGGTATGTCTGCCGATTGAAACAGCGGATCGCTCGCTCAACCATTTTCTGCCGCCCGTCGGCCAGCATGACGCACAACACTGTTTCCAATCCAAACCGCCTTTCCTTGCGCAAGGACAGTTTAGAAAGCGGCAGCGATTCTGTCAACTGGTATATTGAGTGACATGGTCTTTTTGATTCGGCGTCGGGATGGTTCGGAATTCAAAGTCCACATCGATCAAGAGGATGCGCATTTGGTTCATGAATATCGATGGCGCGTCGTCTTGGATAAGACTACCGGCCGCTTCTACGTGCACAGCAACAAGTGTGGCTTCCTACACCGGGCGATCACGCAGGCCACGGCTGAAGAACAGGTTGATCACTGGAATCACGATACGCTCGACAACAGACGGACGAACCTGCGACGGTGTACGCCTTCGATCAATCAACTAAATCGCGCCGGAGCGCAGAAAAACAATCTCTTGGGCATGCGTGGCGTCTATTGCCGAAATGGTCGTTACGAAGCCCGCGTAAAAGTCTCGGGTAAGCAACGGAACCTTGGAACTTTTGCATCTCCAGAATCCGCTGCAGCGGTCGTACGAAACGAAGTGCGGCGGCTTTTAAACCAGGAGGGCGCGGAGTAGCCAGAGCAAATCGGCCGGCGCGGTCCATACGGAGGATGTCATTCTGGCCGAATGGCGTCGCGGGCCGCGCCAGGACGACTTCCCCCATAAACAGCAACGCCTGGCGTTTAAGCCAGGCGCCGCCGATTACGGAATACTGTCGAGTGTGGGTTTGTATTTGACCAGGTTTCCCCAGCCACCCAGTGATCGTATTCTACACCCGCGAAATTTCCGTGTCGTGCGTGAGCACTACTGTCTGCTGCTTCGGAACGATCTTCAGATAAGCCATGACCATAGCTTCGGCGCGGTCCGGTGACTGCGATCCTCTCGCGCGCGCTTCGTCTTTGTGCTCGATCTCGATCAAGCCGAGTAGCGTTTCCCTGTACTTGATATCCGATAGCTGCGCCTTCGTGTCTTCGTCCTCGATGCCGTGCACAAAGCCGGTGCGCATCCACTCGCGCAGCGTCCAGTAGGCTTCGGCCTTCGCGTTCTTGAACAGTGTCGGGTCCATTGGTGCGCTGCCAGCATTGAAGCCACGGACGTCAAAGTTCTCGCGGGCGATGGCGCGCAAGAAGTGGTATCCGATCCCGACTATGTCACCGACGATTATGATGGTCGCTCCAGGAAAGCGCTGGCGCAGGCTTCCCAGGAATTCAAGCACTTCCTGAAGCGGGTCCGCTTTCGACCAGGCGCCAGTCGCCACAATGTAGGCGCCGATGCGCGCGCAGCACGTGGTTTCATCGTCTCCCGGCCCGGCGACGTCGATGCCGACCTGGATGTACACCCCCGGCTTCAGCAACGGTTTCAGTTCATCTTCCTCGTATGGCTTTGCAGCTTCCTCAATCCAGGAGAGGTGAAAAACAGCGTCCGTGGCCTGCGTTGGGAATAGGCCCAGCACGCGCGACTGGAACCGCGGGTTAGTCGGTCCCCACTTGTGGTACATCTCGTGAACCCAGCGGCGCCGGGTCAAAAAGGGAACCGGTGCGTAGTCCAACTGCTCGTCCGGAAGCTGCAGCAGCCTTTCGAGCGTGAGGCCAGCCAGGTTCGGCGTGTCGAACGCGGAAATCGTGACAGTTGTGTGGCACGGAGTGCTCAAGTTTTTAGTGAAGTCTTCGTACACCGGTCCGCTGGGTACGGTCGGATTGCAAAGCTTGACCATGACGACGTCACCGCCGGCGCGAATACCCTCGAGGGCGTCCCACACGTCGCCAGTGATTCCAATCGCCTCGTCAACGATGATCAGGACCTTCTTACCGTGGAAGCCTTGAGCATTGACGCCGCGCGAACTGCTGAAGCCCTGAGCATAGTTGTTCGGGCCCAGCTTCCAGAGCGTGGTAGACGGATCCGGCGCGTTCAGGTTGAGCGCATTGATAGCGGCCGCTATTTCAGACCAGTGGGTCTTTACCTGGCGCAGGGTGGGCGCGATCGTCAGAACAATGCCGTCCGGATTCGCCAGGATGAAATACGGAACGTAGCCGGCCAGGACCCAGGTCTTGCCGGAGGCGTGGCAACCTTTGATCGCAACGCTGCGGTGCGTCTGAACCATTCGGCAGATGTGCTTCTGCTTGTCCCATAGCTTGCGGCGAAGGGCCTTACGCTGAAACGCGACTGCGGACTGCATCAGCCGAATAGCCTTTCTTGCGCATCCTTTGGCGCTTGCGCTTCCGGCATTCGTTCAGGAGGCAATCGCAACGCCAGCAGTCCTCCTTTCGTTTCACCGCAGATCTCAAACCCGGCACGCAAGTAGCAAAATCCGTAATCTGTTTTCGGCTTCACTTTGTCGCGATTGATGAACGTTACCATTCCCAACGCCGGCGTTTCCGGCCAATGCCATCTCGTAGCTGCTACCGCGTCGCGAATTAGGATAGACGCTTTCGGGCCAGACTCGCGCCGGAATAGCGAATTCACCCAAGCGCCCGCCCATTCGTGCAAAACGTATTCCGGATAAGGCCAACTTGTGCTCCACACCGCACCTCGAGTCTTCAAAACCAGACAGCGGCCAGGAGGCGTGAAATTCGATGTGCCTGGGTTCTGCCGATTGTAATGGCGATCTGCTATGCGTCTTGCATCCGGGTCGGCGCGGAAAGATAATTCCCATTCCATAGAGGGCAGAACCAACAATACCTCTGTGAGCGCAACTATAGCTACGCTACTCCTCATCATCCGGCGCAGCGTTCATATACGCTCGCACGCTGGCAACGTCGAGCGATCGGTCCTCGCCTTGTTTGTCGACAAGCCGGTGGGAATGCGACTGGCCCAGGTACTGCTCGCCCAACCACTTCAGCATCTGGACGTTTCCCGATAGCGCCACTTGCACCTGTTTCGCGCGCAGCGAGATGTTCAATTCGCCGCGGCCGGCCTGGAGCGCTTCGCGAAACTTTGGCTGCTGCAGCCGCCGCTCCAGCGTCGCCAGCGAAATGCCCAACCGCAACGCGATGTCTCCTTGCGTGGCGCCGGTCTTGGCAAACCGTAGAATCTCGTTCGGATCGATCTTGATAACTGGGCCCTTTGGCCTTGCCATAGTACTCCTGTTACTTACTCGCCAGGACTTGCAATCCCGCAGCACTTGAGCGATGAATGTGATCGTCGCGGAACACCCGCGCAGGAGAAAAACGATGAAAACCTGGTTTACTATCGACACCGACAACGCGATCGCGGCTTTCCCGACTTCGGAAGAAGCGAACGCAACCAACCCCCGCTTCGCCTTTGCGGACGAAGCCAGCCTCCAGACGATCCTGACCGAAAACAGCGGCTTGGCCGTCGAGATTTGGAACAGTACCCCCGGCGCGACGCCCGTAAAGAAGTTCACCAGCGTCAAGGTCGCAGCCGCGCGGATCTGGAAGGCCATCCAGCAACTGGCAGTGCCGGTAGAAAGCGCCAGCGTTCGCGCCACGGCCGCGCTGGCTGCGAAGAAGGGCAACCGATCGACCACGAAGGCCACCCGCGAGAAGAAAGCGCCCAAAGCGCCGAAGGCGGGTAAGGAACGCAAGCCGCGGAAGGAGAAAGCCGCTGGTTTGCGCGAAGGATCCAAGGCCGCTCAGGTGGTCGAACTGCTGAAACGCGAGAATGGCGTAACCCTCGAGGCAATCAACAAGAAGTTCGACTGGCTGCCGCACACCACGCGGGCGTTGATGTCCGCTGGCGGCGCACTGGCCAAGGCTGGCTTCAAAGTCGAATCCTTCAAGACCGACAAGGGCGAGCGCGCCTACAAAATTGCTTCCTAAAACCCTCTCAGGAAGCACAGCCCGCTGGCGGGAAACCGCTGGCGGGCTTTTTTGCTTGGCGCTAACCAATTGCAGCGTCTCCACTTGCTGCTAACGATATTTCACTATCGTTAGGGTTGGCCATCGATGGTACACCATCGATATCGGCGGTTGGTGATGGT